CTGCCGAAACCTCCGCGCCCGAAAGATAAGTAGTATTATTGATAATATCGTGAAAAATATCATCACGGTAAACGGTACCTCCGCCGCCCTTTTTCCTGCCGAGCAGCAGCCCCACAGCAAGACCTTCATCAAAAGAAGCCATAAAAAACCATCCTTTCTGTTTCAATGTACAATTAACAATGAATAATTGTCATTGCGCATTGTTCATTGTACATTGTTAATTAAACCGTGTTATCTTCAAAAACAAGAGTTTCCTCCCCCGTATCGGGATCGACCTTGTATTTTTTCCGCTTGTAGGATTTTATGTTATCGCCGTCCCACTCAAATTCAAGCACGGTTTTAACGCCGTCTTTAAAATAAGTAACGGTTTTCGCATTGTCATCATCATCGAATTCGGGCGTCAGATCTTCGGCGGGGATCTTATCTATCATATCGCCGTCATATACGGTGATACCCTCTTCCCTGGTCTCATACCCGTATTTTTCCTTGCTGCCGTTTTCGTTGACGTAAACGTGTTTTATGCCGTCTTTTTTGGTTATCTCGGTATTTCCCCAGAGATCGCCGTCCTTGTAGCGGCTGTCAAGCTCGCGGCGTGTACGGTTCTTGTAGACCCATTCGCCCTCATCTATGCGGTTCATCCCGAGAGACGCAAGAGCGCCTTTTTTGGTGAGCTTTACGGAGCAGTAATTCACGGGTCTCGGCGGCGGGACACCGTTCGGATTGTCCTCCTTGAAGGCGCAGGACATCGGGAAAGCGGGCAGCGCATTGATATAAGCATTCCCGCAGGAATAGCCCGTGTAGAGCGTTTTCACCCTGTTTGCGACCGCCGTATATAATCCGGGGCAGGCAAGCGGAGTATTTATATTAACCGTTCCCGAGCCTGTGATCTGCTGACCGTAAGAATTGGTGTTATCGGTCATAAAGCAGGAATCGAGCAGGATCCGTGAAGTGTTTTTAAGATTTTCGTGATATACCGCAGACGCCTGTATCTCGGCGAAATCGGTAATGTCGGCGCCGAACGGAACGAAAAGCAGTCGTGTCCCTCTGCAGCACCACACACCACAGAGAGCCTGCGCAAAAGTATTCAGAACATCGCGGCAGGTCTTTCCGAAAAGCAGTGATTTAGGGATAACAAAATCCGTCAGAAATTCGCTCAGACCGTCGTCGTTCAGCTGCAGGGTGAGACCCATTTCCGCGCATATACGGTTCATAACGAGAGCTGCGGGCATTCCGACCTCATTTCCGTCATGATCATAAAATTCTTCCTCGGTGCATGGAAAATCGGCTTCGGCGTATGTCATGCGGTCATAGCATTTAATGCTGACGATATTTCCGTCGGAAGATTTTGACGAAACGTAAAATGTCTGAGATTGAAAGCTCTGCCCGCCGGTGCCGGTATAACCGTGAACCGACACCTGAGCGCCGCCCTCAAAAATAACGCCGTAATTCGGATAAGCGCTGACGGGAACAGAAAAAGAAAAACCGACAGATGCTATACCTGCGGTTCCCATTCCGTCAAAAGAAACAGCTATTGACGCATTATTGAATTTCTTGATCTCATATCCGACAGGATCATCTTCCACGCTTCGTTTTATGACCCAGCTAAACACCGCCCGAGCCTTCATCATCGGCTTCGGGCTGAGATTCAAGCGTGAGAGAAATGTTCCATTTCGGATCGTTGCCGCTTTCTTCAAAAGTCCCCTCGTCGGGCTCGGCGGAATAAGATGTGCATTTGAATTTTCCCGAGCTGTCACCGGGCGAGGAATAGGAAACATCTATCGTTCCGTCTTTCTGTTCGCCGTGCTCATCGGTCCCGAGAGCATCATTCAGAGCATTGTCAAGATCGGCGGCTTTATCATCGGGAACCTCGCAGACATCGGCTGTGATAACGGTTTTCATATATACCGACGAGCTGACGGAAGTTCCGTCCCAGTTTACAAAATCATCGCCCCCGCCGTTTATTTCAACAGGAGAGCGGTTGACCTTGAATGAAGTCAGATACTTGGTAAGTTCCGTCTCACCGACGGTAAGAGAAATAACACCCACGAGGAGTCCCTCCTTTAATCAACAGTATCTTCGATACTGTTGATTACATCTCGCGGGTGTAGTTGCTTGATTGCTGTACGTGCGCACCCGCGATTCTTCACAAACAGCAATTTGTAATTATATATCGGCAATACGTCCTAATTTTTCGTTATAATCATTGACGCTTTCCGCGACCTTTTTTCCATCGAGCAGGAGCTTGTTCGTGTGCGTGCTGTGTACTTGGATATCCTTGACTGATTCAACGACCTTTGAAAATTCCGCGGAGATTCTGTCAAATCCTTCGGACATTGCCGCTTTAAATTCTGCGATAAAAGAGCTTTCGGCGGCTGTATTGTCGGATTTTTCAGACACATCCGCCTTAACTTCATCTGCGACATCGGTCTTGACTTCATCGGCGATATCATTTTCCGTATCTGTTTTCACATCAGCGGAGATATCGCCCGAGCCTTCCGCAAATCCTGCGGCATAGTCCTCTCCGTCGTTCCTGCCCTTGTCCTTTGCATTTCCGATACCGAGTAAATCAAGCACACCATTGACACCCGGAATATTTTTCAATCCGAGCGTATCAAGAACGCTGTCAAAAGAGAGATTTTTAATTTCGTCCTTTGAAAGGGAGCCTGTTTTGCTGTTCATGAAATAATCCGGCTTTTCTGCGGTCAGACCGTTTATATAATCGCTTGATTTCCCTGAAAAATCTCCGATTTCGCTGCCGAGAAACGCGCTTATGTCAACGGCACCGGAAGCAAGGCCGTCAAGCAGAGAATCCATAGCCGCCGCGCCTATCGCCTGCATTTCCTCAGGCAGACCGTCATAAGCGGCAATTATATCATTGGCGGTATCGGCATTGAGTTCCGCGATATCGTCCGAGTAAAATTCTTCCGCCATTGCCTGAGCTTCCTCGTCGCGCTGTTTGTAAAGATCGTTCACGCTTGCAAGGTCACCCGAATTTATGAGATACTCTGCCATTTGCAGACCGTCCTCGGGAGACATATTCAGTATCTCTTGTATCAGCGAAGAAGAAACTTTGTCTTTCTTCATCTGCTTCAAAGTCGCGTGCAGCTTTTTCATCGCGTCGATCTGCGCCTTTATATTTGCGACGCGGTAAGTCCTTGTTTTCGAGCCGTCGGGATTTTCGGTCTCCTCGATAGAAAATGCGCTTCCCGCAGCGTTCAAGAGCTTTGATTTGTACGATGAGATATTGTTTTGTATCTCGCCGTACTTGGAATTGTATTCGCTTAGAATTACGTTTAAATTCTCTTTTACTGCGGATAATTCATCGTTTAAATACGCTTTTCTCGCGGCGAGAGCATCCTCGGCGGCATCGACTTCCATCTGATAGACGGTGTTGTAATAGTCGTACCACTCATCGGAATATTCGGAGCAGTATTTTTCGATCCAGTCTTTGCGCATCTGAAGAATTTCTTCCGAGGAATAAAGACCGCTCTGTTCAAGGCGGTCAATGGCCGTCCATTCGTCCTCGCGGGCTTTTTTCGCATTTTCGGCTTCTTCATCGGCTATGCGCTGTCTTTCGGCGGCGGCGTCCTCATCGGCTTTTGTGACGGCGTCGTTATATTCATTTTCATCACGGAGCATTTCCCGCTGAAACGAACGCATATCGCGGCGTGTCTCGTCGCCGTATTTGTTCCATGCGGTAGCTTTTGCGGCATTGCGCTTTTGCATGGCTTCAAGTCCGCCGTCGGAGTTTTCAAATTCCCAGTCGGCATCGTCAAAAGCCTCGGTCAGCTTGTCGAGAGGCTCCTGTTTTGCCGCTTCCTCATCTTTTTTGCGCTGTTCCTCTTCTTCCTTGCGTTGCTTTTCGGCTTCGGCGGCGCGCTTTTCGGCGGCGGCTTTTTCATCCTTGGTGATTTTATCCTCAAGGGACTTCATATCAAGGCGATACTTGTTGTGTTCCTTTCGGTTATCATCGCCATACTGCTTATAAAGAGCAAGTTCCCGCTCGTAAAGTTCCGCATCGGAAGCAATGTATCCCATTTTTCGCTGATACTGAAGATCATTCCACGCCTCTTCAAAATCGGCGTCTTCCTGTTCCTGTGCACGCTGTTCCTGCCGCTGTTTTTTCCATGCGGCTTTATCCTGTGTGCGTATTTTTCCGGCTTCGGCTTCATGCGCCTGACGGTCGGCTTCGTCCTTGGAAATCGAAGATGATACGGTACCGTCCTGATTTTCATCAGTATCGGCGGTGGTTTCCGATGCGATCTCATGATATTCGTCAATGATCTTCTGATTGTTGTTTCTTACAGACACCAGATCATCATAAGAAAGACCGAATGTTTTCTTGCAGTAATCGTTGAGCGTCCACCCCGATGTAAGACCTTCGGGATCGTACTGTGCCTGATTTGCAAAAAAATCCTCGGCTTCTTTGATCTGCCTGTCAATGTCGTAATTCTGCGCGACAGCCTCTTGGTATTCGCTTTTCTTGGCTTCCAGAAGAGCCTGACGATCCATTGCCTCACAGACCATGTCGATGCTTTCGGCGAGATTGATATAAGCCCCTGCCTGATCTTCAATAAGCGTGATATTTTCGGGTATCTTTTCCTTAAGCTCATCTTCGAGACTGAGAAATTCCTTCATTTCACCGTCGGTCAGATCGCTGTATCTTTGCCGGAGTTCTTCATAACGCTTTGCCTTGTCTTTCAGAAGGGCGATCTCGCGGTTGGATGTGTCGATATCCTCTTCATTCTTTTTGCGGACATCTTCCATTGCGTCCGCATAATCTTCAAGAGTTTTTTGAGTGCTTTCGGTTTCATTTGCGAGGTCTTTCATTGCGCCCGTAAATCCGATAACAGCCGTAACGACGAGACCCACCGCCGCAGCCACAAGCCCCAGAGGATTCGCGGCAAGCACCGTATTGAAAGCGGCGGTCGCGGCTGTTCCCAGACCTATCTGACCCGTATAGACACCCGCAGCTATCTGTGCAAGACTGAGTTCACCGGTCAGAGCCATGGTCTCAAGTGATGCGGCACCCTCCTCTGCTGCGAACGCTCCGACCGCCAGTACCGCAAGCTGAAAGCTCTTTATGACGGGCTCCAGAGCGGCGGCGGCTTTCATTGTGAGCATAGCGGCAGCCACACCGCCCATAACGGCAATTATAGTGTTACCGTGGTCAACGATAAGCTCAAATCCCTTTACAGCAGCGGGGATAACATCCTCCGCAAGAATTTGAACGGAAGAAGCAAGCGTATCGGAAAACGCCGAAGCGAGCTTTTCTACACTTTCGCCGAGTTCATCGTTTTTCAGTTCGGAATTGAGATCGCCGATAACTTCCGTGACCGACTGCACCGCAGAACGTGCAGTCCCCGAAAATTCCTCATAAAGAGTATTCGCAAGACCCTCTGCGGCGGATTGACAAGTTGTAAGATCACCCGCGAGATTGTCGGACATGGTATCAGCCATTCCCGCGGCAGCGCCTTCCGCGTTGTCGATATATCCCGAAAGCTCGTCAAAGCGTTCTCCGCATTGAGACAGCAGGACTTTCGCGGACGATAAAGCGGCAGTGTCAAAGATATTGTTCAGCGCCTCTTGTTTCTGCTGATCTGTAAAGCCTTCCATAGCCTTGTCAAGGTCCCGGAAAATATCCTGCATATTTCTGAACTGCCCCGATGAATCATAAGCCTGGACGCCGAGAGCGTCAAGCTCCTTTTTGGCTGCGGAGACAGGTGTTGAGAGATTTTTTATAACTCTGTTCAGAGCCGTTCCCGCTTCTGCCGATTTGAGACCCGAATCCGCGAGAATGCCGAGTTCTGTCATAAGCTCGTTGGTGCCGCCCGCAAGGATACGAGCATTTGCGCCTGCTGATAAAATCGCGCTGCCGAGCTGTTCAACGGAAGTATTCGACTTCTGCGAAGTGACGGCCATTTGGTCGACAAAGCCGTCAAGCTCGTCCATGGTGAGACCGAGCGCGGACATGGAATCCGTGACCATATCCGAAGCGCGGGCGAGGTCAATACCGCCCGCAGCGGCAAGGTCAAGGACAGTCGGCAGAGCGGAGCAGGCTTCGTTTGCGTCGTATCCCGCGAGCGCGAGGTAATTGAGCGCGTCTCCCGCCTGAGATGCGGAGAACTTTGTGCTTTCGCCCATTTCCTTTGCGGTCTGCGATAAAAGGTCGAATTCTTCCGAGACCTGAGATATACCCATAGTCGCCGCGACCTGTGACATAGACGATTCAAACTGTTTGCCGATGTCTGTTACCTGAGCGGGTATCTGAGCGAGGGCGGAGCCGATTGAGCTTGCAATATTTGAGGATATATTAGCCGTGAAAGTTATAAGATAATTGTCTAATGCGGTCAAATCTTTTTTGGCGCCTTCATTGTCAACACCTGTTCCAAATGTTAAAGTATCATCAAATTGCGTATATATCCCTCATTTCCGGCAATAAAAAGTACCTTGCGGTAATACCGCAAGGCATTTGAGATCAATCTGTTTAATATGGTGTTTTATCCCATTTCAGAGCTTTAGTGATATATTTTACAGCAGCAGGCGGGAGCATTATCCAACTTTCCGACCCGTCACGCCATACTATCTGCACTTTTGCTCCGGGACATCTGAAATAATAGCAGGCTTTCCATTCCTTTACAAGAAATTTAGCTACATTTTTCTGACATATATGAATATCTTTTATCTTCCAATGTCTTTTATCTTTTGTGGCGGCAATTGGTTCACCTGCGTACCGTCCCGCATAGACACTGTATTCATAAGCGTAATATTTCACATTATGGTATATATACTCAATCTCCATACACCCGCCCCCTTTTGCAGTATTATTTTATATAATAATTATACCACAAAAAGGGGAGAAAGTCAAGCATTTTTCACCGCTTCCAGACTGCGCCTCATCCTGTCAAGTTTCTGCTGTTCCGAAAGCGAGCGCGGCAGCTTGTATATTTCCTGCAAGTTCTTGTAATGCTTAAGGCGGTCTGCGGGCATTTTGGAATCTTTCAGATCCATTGACCTGTACCCCATGACCTTGACAAATTTTGTCTCCTCGGTCAGAGCGTCGAACAGCGCCTTGAATTTCCACCAGTGCATTTTTACGGAGGTGAGATCAATTCCGTACTGCTGATAAAATGCGGCAAAAATAAGCGGTTCGTCGTATTCAAAGGAATACACGTTTTTATCGTGTTTGCTGCGTTTAAATGGGGATGCGCTCCGTTTACGGAATCCTTCCGCCGTCACTGTCCGCTTTTCCGCACCGCACCGCCAGAACCAGAGCAGAAAGCGGGAGACATCCGCAGGCGGTATCTCCCCGAACAGCATTTTCACGGCGATATCGTTTTTTATTGCTGCGGGAACATCCTCATCGAGCATAAGAGTTTCAAAGCGCATCCAGTCGTAAAAATCGGTGCTGAACGGATATGTCTTATCATTGATTTTTACTTCACAAGGAAGTTCGCCGCCGAAAAGGTTCATCTTCTTAACACCGACGGCGCGTATTTCTTCGTATATTCCGCGAGATTTCTGAGGGACGCATCCTTAAGAAAGCGATAAAAAAGTGTTATTTCGTCGATGTCGATGTTTTCGTTCTGACCCTCTGACGGGAAAATCTCCTCAGCGTCCTTTTCGCCGATAAAGAGCGCGACCCCGCGCCTGAGAGTGCTTATAAGTTCTTCCGTTTTAATGCGCGGGTCGGTTATTTTTGCTTTTGCGGCATCCGCGATAGTGCGGTCTATGGCATCAAGGCTGTCGCAGAACTCGCCGTTTCTCACGGGAAGTTCAAATTCTTTGCCGTATGCCTTTATTTTCGGCGCACGGCGCTCGTATGTAAATGTATTCAGATCAAAAGTTTTGCTCATAAAGGTTCCACCTTTCGTCATCTCGCGGCGTTACTGTTTACAATACTTTCTGTAACAGCCGCGTTTGTTACAGAAAATATGCCGGTCATCACACACGGCGCGTCATGGCTGCGAGGATTCCTCGCTTGTACCCGCGTAATAAAGATTTCCTTTTATTATCATATCATCATCGTCGTCGAAAGAAGATATCTCAACGACAAAATCGGTCTCGGCCATAGTAACGCTGCCGCCGAGACGGACTTTTACGATCGCATCCTCGCCCGTTTTCATGTTTATGGCGATATCGTAAATATCGCGGATTTCGGGTTTGTCAAGCATCATCAGACATTCAAAAGCAAAAACGGGAGCATATCTTGTTATGCTGCGGCTTTCAAATTTCTGATTGATAAATTTTCTTGTTTTGCTTACGGCATTCGGATTGTGAGTGAACACAAGCCAACCTTCGCCGCACTGATGCCCGTTAATATACGGGATTATATCGGTACGCTGTACTGCTGCCGACATAAATTATCACCACCCCTTTTTCAATTCGGAATGCGGAATGCGTAATTCGGAATTATTAAAATTACGAATTACGAATTGATATTGATTCCGCATTCCGAATTACGCATTCCGAATTGATATTAATTCCGCATTCCGAATTAAATTAAGCCGCTGCTTCAAACTCTCCCGCGTTGATATCGAACGTACCGAGGACTTCATCGCCCTGATTGTTGAAATTGCCCTTGATTATCATGTCGTCGTCATCGTCGAGGGACGAAACTTCAACGGAAGCATTTACTCTTCTCGCGTTATATACGCCCGTCTCACCCGTAACGGGATCAAAGAGATCGACCACGACGAAAGTCACGAGAATATCCGTACCCGTTTTTCTGCCCTTTATCTTGTCGTAGATGAGCTTTATTTCGGGACGCTCGTACATAAGCAGCACTTCAAACGCCCACTGAGGAGAATATCTTGTAATATTCTTGCGTTCCGTGGATTCGCTGATGAATTTTCTCGTCTTGCTCTGAGCGTTCGGGTTTTCGGTAAATGTCTGCCATGCAACGCCGCAGCGCGTCCATGTTTCTGTTGTGCCTGTGCTTTCAACGAGCATAAACACAGCGATATCGGTTCTCTGAGCTGTAAGCTCACTTGTAGGATTTAAAATAGCCATGCGAAATCCTTTCTCCGCAATCCTTGCGGTGTCATCTCGCGGATTTACTTGATTGACATGATTTCTGTAAAATCCGCGGTTGTTACAGAAATTATAGATTTATTTAACGGCGCGATATGACCGCGGGGGCACCCCACTCAAACATTGGAAATATAGATCATCTTAAACTGAATAAGATATTTTCCCCATTTTTTAGTAACGGGATTCAATTCCGCGAGCATACCGTTTTCGGCATCCACGCGGGAAGCATTTTTGCCCGCAGTCAATACGGGCAGATCGCCGCCGAGAGACTTTTCACGGCACCACGCCTGCAAGCGTTCTATAAATTCGGAATTTTCGAGACGCTGTGCATCCTCTGCGGATATTTTGTTGAAATAAACGGTAAAATGATACTGTCTTTTACCGCCGCCCGAGATGAATTTCCTGAGAAGCGTATCACCGTCGGGCATAATTCCGTAGTTCACGCCCTCGGAATCCGTCCAGTCAATATGACGCTTATGCACGGGAATTTCCGAAAGCAGAGGACAGCCCGCGAGCCATTCGCGGACTGCGTTTATCATACTCTGATCTGCCATATTCAACCTCTTCTCCCGATTATATTTCTGAGCCCGTTCCGGATAACTTCTTTGTACTGAGACTTCATTCTGCGGAACCAGAAGCGGCCGCGCTGACCTCCGTTTGCAAGCCCCTGTATCCCGCGCCCCGCATTGTTGTAATAATTGCTTTTTGCATAAGGCGCGATATATTTTATTATTCCCGAACCTATAACGGTTCCGCGTATTCCCGAGCCTTTGAGAAAACCTGTCTGAAACGGTACAAACGGATCGGAGTATCTGAGGACTTCGCTGTCAACAAATCTCTGTGCGCGTCCTCCGCGTTCCAGACCATGAGCGCGGATTATTTCATCGGTATGTATCACTGTTATCTCGCTCCAATCGAAATATGTTTCACGGCATCTGAGCCGCGAAGATCATTCGTCACGGAATTTATCGAAAATACAACACCTGCTTCGACAAGCTCCGCTATTGAGCTTACCGACGTTTCTGACGTGCTTGTTCCTTCCATAATATAAGACCCCTCGGGAATGTCCCAAGCCGTCTTGTAGCCGTCCAGAGCCGCAAGAGGGATAATGACTTTCACGCTGTCCGCAAGCTCCGCGCCGTATTTTTTCACTTCCTGAGCTTTTACCTCACGGAAGTAGCAGGCGGGTATCGGGATGATATTATAACCGCTGTCAGTCTTTGCGTATATTGTACAAGAAGTATTGGTATACACGGAGTCCCTCCGCCGTGATCTCGCGGATATAGTGCCTGATTGCTGTTTGTGCGTATCCGCGATTCATCATAAACAGCAATTGTATATTTTAGTCTCCGCGATAAAGCAACCCCGTATTTCCGAGCCAGAACTTTACAGACGAGCGCAGAGAAGCTTCAACGGCGGCGACACCATCGGTCCCGCCGTTCGTGTACGATATCTGATAATCGTCTACGCGTTCCATTGAAATACCCTCGGATACTGCTTTGTTTTTCTCAGCTTTGAAATACTGATCGGCGGCATCGCAGACCGCATATCTGACATCATCGGTGATGTTGTCGTCCGTGATCCGTCCGAAAGTCACGGCGTTTATGTATGCGGCTGCTTTTCGCTCATAAAATGTGAAATTCTCCTCGGGTATGCGGAAACCGCCGAAATTGTTCTTATAAAACAAGTAATCAACCATAAAAAACTTCACCTCGTTTTAATGAGCAATCGCGGATTTATACAAAAAATATTCCGCTCACTTGCGGCGCGGTGTGACAGCGGAAGGATTCCGCACGGACGATTTTGTTATTTTGTCACTTTCGGGAATGTCATTTTCGGAAATGTCATTATTGACAATTTCGTTATTGTCAATTTTGTCAGTTTCCTTTTTGACATTATTGACATTTTCGTCCTTATAGATTTTTCCCACAGTACGCATAATATCACCCCATTATTCGGTTTCGGAAGCGGAAAGGTAGATCCCGTGTACCCTGTTTTCGTAAACATCGCAGAGACCGTAAGCGCGGTAAACGAATGCCCAGCCGTCGGCAAACTGATTTTCCTCGGGAGAAAATACTTTTGTGACGGTATGCTTTGTAAACTGTATCGCCGCCGATCTTTCGATTATCATAAAGTTGATATTCTTTGCGCCGTCCGCCTTTTTGTAGCCGCCTGCAAGCTCATTGTCGCTCTCGCCGTCAAGCAGATCGACCGCAGTATAAAAACGCTTCTGAGGAACATCAACGACGCTGCCGAATCTGCTCATGATCTCTCTCGATTTGTATGTATCGAGAGCTGTTATCATTGTGTGAAGCGTCGGCGTTATGAAAAGTATTCTTCCGCTTTCGGAAACTTCTTCCTCATCCATTTCGTTTGTCGCGTCGGTAAGTGCTGCGATCACCTGACTGCCGTCGCTGAGATTTGCTGTTTTGGAGAGAATACCCTCCGTTCCCGCATAAGCCGCAAATCTGAAAGCATCCATTTCGGGAATGACTTTATTTCTGATAAATATTGACGCGAGCTTTCCGAAAGCCACGCCTGCGGTCTCGGCGTTATCCATTGCGTCAACGGTGAACTTTATTCCTCTGTCGTAATTGAAGGTTACGACTTCATTTGTAACGGTAACATCGCCGTTTACATACCCGCCGTTCCTTTTGTAATCGGCGAGACCGTCAAGGTCATATTTGGGGATAATGACCTGATTTGCGTTAGCCGCCGCCTGTACCAGAGTGCCGCTCATATCGAGCACGGAAGTTTTCGCGCCGAGCCTGTACACCTCATCAAGAAGATCAATGTACTGCTTAAAAAGTGCTATTGAATTAGCCATAAGGAGTCCCTCCTTTGTCATCTCGCGGGTATAGTTGCTTGATTGCTGTTTGTGCGTACCCGCGATTCATCACGAACAGCAAACTTTTGATACATCATTTCAAAGCGGGGAGACCCATTATTTCACGCGCGGACGCATTCGTCACGGCAGTTCCGGGATTATTCGAGCTTCCGCCGAAGCGCGGGAAATTATCGTTATTGTTGTTGTCGGAGGGCTTTTTCTCTTCCTCTTCAAAAAGATATCCGTTTTCCTTTTTTACCTTTTTGAGCTGTTCATCGAGACCGATAAGTTTCCCGTCGTCTCCGAATTTTATATCCGCGCAGTTGAGCAGGACCTTTACCGACTTTGTATTCCTCGCCTTTGCCGCCGTGAGAGCTGCATCGAGAGCGGAATCAAAGCGGAACTGTTCGGCAGCCTTTACGGATTCGTCATATTTCGCCTTGTAATCGTCGGCAAGCTTTTTAACGCCCTCGTAATCGAGCTTTCCGAACTCCTCGATCTTCTTGTTGGCGGCGGTGAGCTGATCGGACGTATCCTTGAGCTGCTTTTTCACGCTTTCGAGATTATCGGTATGATCCTTCATGATCTTTTCGATAACATCATCATCGGCAATGCCGAGTTTTTTCAGAAATTCCTTGTCCATGGAACATCACTTTCCTTTCGTTTATTTTGGATATAAAAAAGCACCTCCGGAGAAGTGCTTTTAAACGTATAGAAAATTAAGGACAGCGACGGCACACAGCCGCCGATCTGTCCGTGTAAAAATCCTCGTGGGATTTTTGATATCCTTGATTTATCTGCTGTCTGTATGTTTCATTCGCTTCGTGTATTCCACAGATCTACAGCTTCATTGTAAGCCCGTGAAATACATTTGAAACTCATATAATAGACAGGATTCGGATTTTCGAGTTTCTTTTTGACTATAATACCACAGTGACTGCATTCTATCGCCATTGCAAGTTCATCATCATATCGTGCAAGTCTGTCATGCGGCTCCTGCCCACAGAACGGGCAGGGTTTCAATTCGGGCATTTGATATCACTCCAATTTCAACAAATCACTTCACAACATGGGGAATACTTACGTGCTTTTCAAGGCATTCCTCAATATAGCCGCAGAACTCGTCATAAGTCATAAGATCATAATAAATTCTTGCATACGAATCGGGAGCACAGCCAAATTCATTTTTATATTTTGTATAAATATCTTTTAAATGCTCATCAACTTTTCCTTCCCACACAAAAATCAACCTTTCTGCAATTTCATAAATACATTATGAGCAAATGACGGGAACAAATCCTCAAACATACTTACCGTAGCGGGATTGTTATCATAATAAATCTGCCCGAAATTTGCGAAAGCTTCTTTGACCCTATTTTTGCTATTAGCTTCCCAATATTCTTTTTCATGATGGAATCCAAGGTTAATCGAATCATCTGTTACTCCACTAATAATATCTGAAATACTGTTGTATTCGGGCTTTAATACCATTTCCCCGTCTGTATGGCGGATTTTAAAAGCATTGGGATATTTATCAATCAAGTATCCTTTGATATCGCCGCCGCTTGCTTTCATAAGAGCTGAATAATCATAATCAAGAGCTTTGTCACAAACCTTGTCTCGCGTGAATCTGTTGCTTATGTCATACTTGTGGAATATTTCATGCGCTAATGTTGATGTGCTGCCGTCGGGATTGATTTTTATATAATTGAATCCGCTCATATAATATGAACTTTTTTCATCCGTTACAACATAAGTAACTTTATCGCGGACGCTTTCAACAACGTTTTTAACTGCTGTATGACTTCTTTCAAGTCCCGCTTCAAAATCCGCGCGATATTGCTCAGGAAGTGCCGAATATTTAACGCTGCTGAGCTTATCAATAATTGGCTCGGTTATCGGTATCTTCTCTTTAATTTTATCAGATATTTTTCCCGATGTCAATACATTAGCCGAATTTTTCAAAGTGCCCGCTTTCCTGTCCGCCCATACCGCCTTAGCACTTATCGACTGCCCGTACTCCGCGACACCTGTCCGCTCTATCCTCGGCAGCAGTCCCGCATCCTTGGAAAATTTTCCGTAAGCGTCCTTCTGCCTGCGTAAAAGTACGGATTTTGCGGTGAGCATATCCTTGTCGCCCGAAGCATCGGCGGCGATTATCTCGCGCTTGGTCTTGCGGATCGCGCGCTCATAAGCTCTCTGTTTCTGCTGCGCTTCATAGTAGGTATATGTTTTGCCGTCTATCGTCACGGGCGGCGGGTCGATGTTCCGGAGCTGTTCATCGGTATAGGCTCTTTCGCTTATCCCGGGAATAACGGGATAAAAATCATGACGGCAGTTCGCGCCTTTAAGACCGTCTACGCGGCCGTATCCCGTGACTTCGGCAAGCAGTGGATATCTTTTATCCCTGCCCGTGAGCGAATACCACTGACCCTGCCATTCGGCGTGATCGGGACGAGCTCCCGCGTGCGCTGTGACCTCTACGACGTCCGTTTCAAGCTCTTCGGCGTTACGCTCGGATATTTTTCCTGTCATCTGCGAAACGCCTGTCAGGAGCGCTCTGCGGGCTGCCACATCGGCATGATTTCTCACGCCCGAAGCGTAGTCAACAAACTGCAGCCCTGCGGCGGTGATCTCCTTTGCAGCCATTCTTACAGCCGATAGGTAATCCATACCGCCGAGAGCCGCATAAAAATGAGCCTTATCCATAGCGGAGCGGTAAACGTCCGCAGCCTGTTTAAAATATATCCTGCCGTCCGTTCCGCGTGCGGAAAAGCCCATTGAACGTGTAAAATTATTCAGCTCGCCGAGCGTCTGATTGACCGCCGCATCGGCAAGCTGCTGCAAATAATCATTATATTCAAAAGGGGCATAATCCCTGTGTGTTCTTGCGTAGAAATTCTCGTAAAATTCGCTGTCAGTCTGAGCAGCGTCAAAGACCATATCTTTTACGATCCTCTCGGACTGCTTTGTATACCGCGCGATAAGCTTTTCGAGATAATCCGACGATGCACCCATCTGTTTCAGCAAAAGCAACTGATATTCCGCCGTATCGGTTATCATCCCCGCTTTGGCAATCCTGCGGGAAATATCCGCGATAATATCCGCTTCAAACTGCATCGTCAGATTTTCAAGCTCTTCGGGTAAACCTTGAAGATATTCGGGAGTGAGCGCCACAAAATCACCTTATTCCAATGTCTGAGGGAGCATTTTCAGCGCCTGTTCCTCTGTCACGCCATATCTGCGCTGCAAATAGAAAACGGGCGATATCAGACCCGCCGAGACTTCCTGCAATAAAATTCTCTGCTCCGTCTCCGCATCGGTGAGAATACTGTCGTCAAATTCAAAGGACGCCTTTGCATCAAAATTCCCGAGCCGATACAGCGAATAAAATTCCTTCACGACTTCGAGATATTTTTCCAGCGCCGCCTGTAATTTCCGCTGTATTGCCGAAACCGTCGCATAAGAGCGCTGTTTTGACGCTTTTATCTCGGTAGCGGTCTTGTCAGCGGTATTCACGTCCGAGAGCGTTCCGTAAGCGAGACCGCAGGAAAACTCCACGCGCCGAAGTATGGCGTTGAGAATATTGAGCTGTGATACATCCCGTATCTGCGGAGCATATTCTTTGATGAGATTATCGTCCGCGAGATCAAGCAGCTTGAAAAGGCGGTTGGATAATCTTGAAAGTTTTGACTGCTTTTTCTTGTCGTCGGGTCTGAGTACGGTAACATCCGCAAAGACCGCAGGTTCGGTCGCTTTTGCTTCCCAGAGTATTCGGGAATACTGCTCGTCGGCGTTTTGGAAAAAATCCACAGCCTGAGCGAATATTGATTCTCCGTTCGGCATCTCAAAGCAGGAGAAAAGCGGCACGGAGATATTTTCAAGGGTTATTTCGGGCAGGATATCCGCCCACTGCGGCACGGTCACAAGGGATATCTCACTCCCGAGCTGCACGGCGCTGTCCGACATAAACGCCCTGTTCGAGATGATATATTCATCTTTTTCATATCGGTGATATTCAAGGCGAGTGAAATATTTCTTGTTCTTTGCGAATTGTTCCGCGAAAATGCAGCCGACGATATCATCGTTATTGTTGTAAGCGGTCGGAAAAAAGCTGTCCGCGCGGATATAGTTTGTGACGATATTTGTTCCGTCGAAATACGGTTTGAGCATCACCTTTCCGAGAGCGCAGGCGTATTCGGTAAATTTCGGCGCGTCGCCGATTATTTTCCCGTAGTTGAAATTTTTATCGGAAATTTCCGACTTAAATTCCGAAGTGACAAGTCTCGCCGCTTCATGAGACACGGCTTTCCCGAGCTTCAGGGAATCGGTTATCTCATCGGACGACAGATAAGGCGGCGTTCCGTCATAGATCGCCGCCCATTCGGATATTTTATTGTCCCCGGTAATTTCAATGCCGAACACATCGGCGATATTGTTTCGGTTAAGCAAATATATCACTTTCCTTTTTTACGCCATATAGAAGACGCCGCATAACGTATTGCGTCAATACTGTGATTGTTTTTATCGGGATATCCCGTGATGATCTCGCCCTCTTTGGAGCGTTCGTATTCATATTCGAGAAATTCCTTGGCAGTTCCGGGGCATTTCTCGGGGTCAATAATTATCTCGGTGAGCGACTGCAGCCACTTCATGGAATAATCGACCGAACCGGGACCTTTTTCGGCGGCACGCGCGGAAAGTCCGTAAGCTCTGTAATCTCCGACGGACTTCGGCTCTGCACTGTCGCAGATGATGATATCCTGCGGAGTTACGCCCATTTCGAGCAGCTTGTCGGCGGTCTCGCGGTTGGATTTTTTATTGCACCGATATTCGCGGCAGATATACAGCTTTTTGTGAGCCGCATCATAAGCCGCGCGGACATAAGCGAACGGATCGGGATACCATCCCCAGTCTATGCCGTGAATTATCGTCCCGAAGGAATTTATCTCATCGTCGGTAATTTTCCGCACGATCACGTTGTCGAAGACATTTCCGCCGTCGCCGTTTGCCGTACCGAGATATTCATTCTCATAAGCTGCGGGATTGAGCTGTTTTGTCAGCTCCGCATCGTCGAGAAAAGCGCGTCCGAGCCAGTTTTCGGGGACATCGAGATAAGTTGACCGCGTAATGAGCGTTTTTTCGGAATGTCCCTCACGTTCGAGCGTATAGATATTCGCCCAGTTGGAAGCGGAGCGCGGGGGATTGAACGTCTTGAAATTGTAAGCCGTGTCGCCGCCGCGGATAACGGACTGTTCTATCTTTCGTATACTTTCCGCGCCTTTGAACTGATCGAGCTCCTCAAACCATACAATGCCGATGTAACCGAACTCGGGCTTTATGGATTTTATCTTGTCGGGCTCATCCGCACCGCGAAAGTAAATTTTCTGCCCTGTTGATTTTCTTGTGATCTCAAGCGGGGATTTTGTAAAAACAAACTCGCTTTCAAGTTTCAGCATCGAGACCGCCCAGCGTATCTGAGCGTAAACGGAATCGCGTATAGTTTTTTCTATCTGACGCAGTACACAGGCATGAAGCGAAGGGTTTTTCATAATAAGGTCAATGACCGCCATACCCACAAACGAGGATTTCCCCGAACCTCTGCCGCCCGGCAGGATATATTCGGAATGTTTCCCCGAGTATATGTCGGATATGACAGGCGCGAACGGAGCTGCGACAAACTCGGCGGGGATCCCGATATAGGGAAGCTCTTTCGGCTCAGGCGGTTCGAGCTTCTGCTTTTCGAGCTTGAGACGCTCCTTTTCGACAGCGATTCTTTCGTCATCGCGGATAATGCTGCGGAGCTCCCTTACAGCGGAAACGTCGCCCGACTTCGCGGCATTGATAAGCGCGGCGTTGACCACCAGCAGATTGTTGACATCATCTTCGGAGACATTTTCGAGAGAGATCCCCGCCGTGATAAGAGTATCCCAATCGGCTTTCGTGCCCGTCGGGAGTGACAGAATGAATTTTGCACACTCCTGCATGGAACGTTTCTTCCGTCGGGAAGCGCCCGAAGCCTTGCCGCCCTTAGCGCCGAGCTGTCTCACTTCGCCCTCGGTTCGTTCGGAAAACGGTATAAGATTTTTCTCATTCATTTGTCACCACCCGCAATCCTTGCGGCGTCACATCGCGCCGCTTGATGATAGCAAACGGCGGTGTGAAGCCGCGGCTGTTATATAATAATAAAATTCACAAAATGAAATAAAAATAGCTTATATCCGCAGAAATGGCAAAAAATGCGGATATAAGCCTTGAAAGAAAGGAACAAAAAGGAGAACAACGAGACACATAAAAAGGAGGAAGTTTAAAATACGCTTTCGTGTATAGAAAACCCACTATACACATTTTAGCACAACCACCCGGACATGTCAAGTATCTGAATCGGACATCTTTTCGGCGATATGCTTCAGAGCGCTGTTATGTATGCGCCTGACTTGGCGCTCGGAATAGTGCGTATATCTGCTTATATCGTCCCATTTCAGGAATTTGATATATCTGTAATCCATGACACGGAATTCGGCGGGATCGTCAAGCAGATTGATATAATCGAGAGCTTCCGAGCGTGCTTTTTCAAGCTGTTGTTTTTCTTTTTTTGTCTTTTCGGAGTATGACAAAAGCCTGAGATATTTATTTTCGGTGCCGTTGCCCTTGTGTTCCGAAGGCGGCAGCCCCGAAAAATGTTTTGTATTTGCCCCCTCGGTGCTCCCGCGCATTTCATATTCTTTCCGCAGAGCCGCGCGGTACCGGAAATGTTTTGTACGGACAGAATCAAAAAATGTTTTCAGTTCATGAACGGTCAATTTTATCACCTCAATCACACAGGTCTTACCGACGTAATGCGCACATCGCGCTTTATGCCGTATTCGTCGAACCTTGTAACATGTTTTTCACACGGGCAGAGACCTTTGCGGACGAGCATATCCTCGGCGGTTTTCCTGTCGTCGTCATACTGTTCCTTTGTCTTGTAGAAGCTGCATCTGTCGCAGTGAGGGTATCCGAAAACACTGCATTCTATATATCCGCACGGTAAGCAAAACAATCGGTCTTTTTCATAAAAAATCACTCCTCATTTTCCAATAATGCCCGTTTCGCTTTGAGAGCATAATAACGGAGCTTGTTCTTTTCACGCATGATCTCAAGGCATCTTCCGCACATTTTCATTCCGGGGGATGCAGGGCGTTTGCAGCAGTAAGTGCATATCCCGTTTTCGCGCGATTTTTCGCGCCGCCTGCGGGCATATTCCCTGTTATATTCGCGGGTGTTTTTCATAAAAAAATCATCCTTTCGTTTTAAGACGGCTGTGCGCCCGTATACGGCGTTCTGTATCCCACAGGGTAAATTTACTCTCCCACACTTTCAAAAGCCGTACGCGGGCTGTCAGACCTCTTGGCGGGCATGTTTATTTTCACAAACAATTCATCATCGGTAAGCATACCTATAAGTTCGAGTGCGTATCCGAGCTTTTCCTCCGCAGACCGGGCTTTGTTGATGCTTGCCCGCAGACTTCCGAAGCGCAGTCTGTTTTTGTTGTAGATGCGGTATGTCCGGACCCCTGCTTCGGCGAGAGCGCATTCGCGGATATATTCGCGGTAAAGGCGGGTTTTTTCGCGGGCGGCGTCGTTCTTTCCGATAAGCTGCGCCTGATATTCGAGATAAAGTATCCGCAGCCTGTCAAAATATTTATATTCCCGCGCGGGATAGTTTTCATAGTTTATCGAGCCGTCAAAGCATTTTTTCTCAAGCCCTTTCCATACATCGGGATCCTTGAAATCCGGAAGTATCCTTATCACAGAATAATATTTTATCCCGGTCACCCTCTTTCACTTTAACGATTTAAACGGACGGAACGGACGGGTCATACATAACTTTTCTTATATATACCTCTTTTTACAATTTATTAATATTCTTTTTCCCTACGAAAAGTTAAGGTATATCCGTCCGTTCCGTCCGTGCAAAATATTTTTACATCAATTTTATTCCCCTATATACAGCACCGTTGTTTCTTATCCGCTGCACACCGTTCCGCTTTAAAAGTTCCTGAGAAAAGGTGCGGCGGCTGACGATGCGTTCGCTGCCCGTTTCCGCCCAGTGACAGTAAGCGTCATAGAGATCGGACGCGGTTTCGGACGCATTCGGGTCGAGAACGCAGCATTCCGCGACAAATCCGGATACGACATCCATTTCGCGGCGGTAAGTCTCGGTCATCTCGCGGACTTCCTTCGGCGGCGTCAGACCTTCATCGCGGTAAAGCTTCAGCCCTTCAAGTATCCACCCGAAGATCATCGGCAGTTCTTTCATCAGCTTTGAGGGCAGGGAGGTGTCTTTTTGATCGTCGGGTATCTGCACATTGAATGGGATGACGCGTATCCTGCGCCAGATTCCGTCATCGGTTCCGCGTATTATGGGGCGGTAGTTGGTCGGAACCCACATAGTGAAATACGGAGTGAATTCAAAATCGGTGCCGTACTGGAAGCGGGCAGTGAGCGGATCGCCGCCCGTGACCTGCTTTATAAGGCTTTCGTTGAGCCTGCTGCCCTCGTCGGGCTCGGATACGGTAAGCAGACGAACCCCTTTGAGGCGGGCGAGATCGGAGCGTGCGGCGCCTGCGCGTCCCGCTGTTTCCATAAGTGTTTCCGCCTGGGCATTTGCGGCATAGTCCCCGAAAATGCGGCGTATCGGCTCGAGCATTGTCGATTTGCCGTTGCTGCCTCTGCCGTAAAGAAAAAACATGCACTGTTCGGAATTGCTGCCGAGCAGGGAATATCCGAGTGCCTTCTGTATGTATCGGATGATGTCCTCATTGCCGCCGAGGATCGTGTTCAGAAAATTTTCCCATACGGGGCAGTCTGCGGAGGATATTTCCGAGCCCGCGATCCTGCTGAGATAAAGCTCCCGCTTATGCGGATACAGCTTGCAGTTTCTGAGATCGATCACCCCGGCGGGAGTGTTGAATAAATTCACGTTGTTGTCAAGATCACCGAATTTTATCGGCAGACGGTGACGCAGCTCTGTTTTCATTGCGGTCTTGGCGCGGGAGCTTCTCGAATTGTGGATGTGCTTCCGGAACTTTTTCAGCATATCGGGATCTCCCGCATATAAAATGCACTCATCGTCCATTACCGAAAGTGAATCGTCCGCTATCCTGTCGATAGTTCCCGTGACATCCTCCTCCCAGTTCTTTCCGTTCCAGAAAAACCAGTTTTTCTTCTCATAGCAGAACTTCAGCCGCTCCCCGTAGAGATCGGCAAGGCGGCTTGCGTTTCCCGTATCGTCGAAAGTGTATTCGTTAAGTTCGGGCTGTTTTACGGTTTCACCGTTTCCGCCCGATATACTCAGCGAATAATTGCTTTTGCGGTCAAGAAAATCGCCGAATATCATTTTGCACTCGCCGACGGCTTTTTGTATCGTCAGAGCGCCGTAAGTGCTGCCCGACTGCTTCCTGTCCCATTTATCGCGCATAAGTCCCGAGGAGCGGAAAACGCGGTCAATGTCTTCCGTGTTCCTGTCAAGCCAGAACGCCAGCATATTGCAGAGCGCCATATCCGCTTCCGAATGCGAACCGTAAAGGCCGTCGTATATTCCCGACATAAGCGCGGAAAATTTTGCCCCCGATTTTGATGCGCGGGCTTTTTCAAGCCTTTCGGAAACGGAAAGGGAGACTTGCACAACTTGCGTATTATTCAACTTTTCGGTATCAAAAGTTGAATAATTTTCAAGTTCCGCGGGAGATTTCAGATATTTTTCAAAAAGCGGCTTTATAGTTTCGGTACAGTCTGCTATCGGCAGATCGGAGATACAATTCCCCGTCATAGTGAAAAATCTGCCCGTTTCGTACATTTCGACGCAGCCTTTGCGGTTTGCGCCGCCGGGGAGAGAGCCTTTGCAGATGATGTGAACGCCCCTCCCAGACGGTGACAGCTCCGCATAAGAGCCGAGAGCCGTGATGAATTCGCCGATAATGTTGTCCGTATCGCCGTCAAGGAATGCCGCGAGCGCGTCATCCTGCTTGTCGATATCCACACCGAAAAACAGCGTATCGGTGAAAACGAAGCCGAGCTGACTGCGGAACATCGAATTGACGGCAGTGTCAAAATCTTCCCAATCGCGGGGATCTGTCGAGCTTGCTTTTTCGCCGCTTGTTATGCAGACGGGAACTTTCCCGAAGTGACGCGGATCATTTTCATCGGGTACTGCTTTCCAGCCGACCCAGTTTTTGCAGTCTTTAAGTTCCTGCGGTATTTTATCGTAATTCATCGGCTGTCCTCACATCAGAAAGGGAGCTCGCTGTCCGAGATGATCTCCTCGAAATCGTCAAGCCCGAGACCCTGCGGAAGCGGCTGAGCGAAAGCGTCGTTCTTCGGCGGCTTGTAGGTCTGCGTATCGGCGGCGGGCTGAGCTTTTTCCCTGAACACATGGCGGCATTCGGGGTGAGCGGTAGGCTCGAGGAATTTCACGCGCTCGTTCGTCCTGTCGTTGTATGTGTCGTGCTCCAGTTCGGCTTTTACACATTTTCCGGTGATGTCCGCGCATAACTCGGCGACCGAGCCGTAATTTTTGCCTGCGGGTATCTTAGCGGAATTTGCGAGGTTCATAAGCTGCTTGAAGCTGTATCCGCCGACCTGCGCATCCTGCGGGGAAGGCTCTTTTTTCTTCCATATCTTATGGAATATGCAGCGGTTCTTGTATGCCTGCTCAACGTCGTTGCGCACCACCAGACGGACATCAATGAACGGCGTTCCGTTTTTGGTTTCCGATTCCGCCGCCGATTTGATCACGGTCTCGTATTTCCCGGGCGGAAGCAGGTCAAAATCGTTGAGACCGTCATATTTTGTGGAAAAGCTCATAAGATTATCCCTCCAATTTTAGATACCCTTCAAAGGGACTGTGTACAGCGTATCCGAGTTCTTTGTGGGTGACGTCGTCCTTTATCACACAGATGTCGATACGCTCCGAATGCGTTTTCTCTCTTACTTTTTCAAGAAAATTTTCGGCGGTGTCCTTAAAAGGCGTGAGTTTTCCTTCAAGCGCCATAACCTCGGCGATAATTTTCGGTTTTATTGTTGTTTTCATATATTTACCTCTCTGATATCAAACGATCGCGGGAGCATCTTTATTTTGCTGATATACTTAATCCGCGTCACGGCCGCAGGGGCACCCTGCTTATGAACATCCGTCTCCCTCATTAAAGCGTATATTACAGATCGAGCCTTCGTCATTGTCACCCGGGAAAGCTTCAAGATATCTGAGAAAGCTCTGCTTTACGCTTTCGGCGAACCTTTCGGGAGTTGTGCGGTCTGCCGCGCCCCTGTACATATTTCGTATCTGCAAAAGTATCAGCTCGCTCATTTCCTCGCCGTTTCCTATCCCGACATGGCGGTTTGTACCGTCCTTGTTAAGTATGGCAAGGCAGAAAGCACACTCGTCCTCATTGAATATATTCCACTTCACCTGATCGAGCTTGTCTGCATAATATCTCAGCTTATCGGTATATTTCATAAATATCATCCTCCATATATATCAATACGAGCGCATCTTCCTCCGAGCGGCACACTCCCGCTATCGCGCCGAAGTTCTGCATCTGATTTATAAAATTCCTCTGTGCGTCGGAAATTCTCCCCGAAGGCGTTTTCACCTCGATGAAGAACATTTTTCCGTCAGATTTGCGGAACCCGAAAAGATCGGGAAAACCGGGTGGAAGTCCCGTGTCAAAGAATCTGCCGTCCGGAGTTCTCACTTTGCCGACATTCGCGCGGAATACGACCGCATACGGAGATATTGCCGCGCGGATCTTATTTTGAATTGAATGCTCCTCTGTCATGTTTTCGCAGCTCCTTTCACTTCATAAAGGCAGTACCCTCTGAGCCTTCTTCCGTGGTATACTTCTCCGAACGCATATCCGTTGAGAGCCGAAGACTTTTTTACAGCATCGGCAAGACTTCTGAAAAGCCATCCGCCCGATCTCATAGTTTCTATAAGGTCACTGCCGAGAATAAATTTCTTTGCCGGCTTTATCTCATTTAAATTCATTACTTATGTTCCTCCTCATTAATCTCGTCCATACAGAATTTTATAAGAGCATCTTTGATATCCTCGGCAAATTTTTCAATAGTTATATCTTTATTTTTTAAGTAATCATACACAGTACCGAGTATAAAAGTTCCCATAAGCAACATATCTCTTTCGCTGCAAAAGCCTGTATGTTCAAAAGTTCTTTTCTCATTGTCAAGGATAATAAGTTCAAAAACCTTTCCTGATTCTTTGTAATATCCTATCTTGATCTTATTAAGTTCCTGCAAGCAAAGGTCAAATCTTTTAGCATAGTCATTCATATCATATAAATCCTCTCTCTTTTGCCTTGTAGTAAGCCCATCCCTTTTTATATCCCGCCTTCTTTGCGTAATCGAGCAGCTCGGCATAACTTGCGCAGTCCTCGGGACGGGAGTAATCTATGTGGAATCCCTTTATCTCTGTGAGTTCCGCTTTCGCTTCTTCAAGCTGCCTGAGCTTTTTCGGGAATTCGGTGCCGCACATCGGGCAGTGCGTCAGCCTTACGTTCGGCAGCACCGCAAAACATTTCGGGCATTGCAGAACTTCAACGGGGTTTTCGGCTTTCTTCTTTTCCTTCTTGTCCTTTTTCGCAAGCGTCCATACGCGGCCGTCATCGGGCATACCGAAGCGGGCGTAATTTCCCACATGGTCTATTATAACGGCGGTTTTGCCGCGTCTGTATCTCATACAGCGCATGGCCTGCTGTATATACAGCGTGAGAGATTTTGTCGGCCGCAGCATTATTGTACAGCCGCAGTCGGGAACATCAAACCCCTCGGATATAAGGTCAACGTTGCAGAGGATATCGACCGCTCCCGTGCGGAAATTTTCTATGATCCTTTCACGCTCGGCTGAGGGAGTATCGCCGTCTATGTGTACTGCGTCTATTCCCGCCCTGCGGAATGCCGCTGCTGTTTCCTGCGAGTGCTTCACCGATGCACAATAACAGATAGCCTGAGTGCCGTCCGCAAGGCGCTTGTAGCTGTCGATGACATCGCCGAAGATCGTATCGCTTACAAGCAGCTTTTCAATGTCGGACGCAGAATATTCTCCCCTGTCTACCTTTATCCCCGTGAGATCGGCGACGGACGGCGCAAAATATCTGTACGGCGCAAGAAAATTGTTTTCGATGAGCCATTTTGCCGAAACGCCTTCAATCAGAATATCGTTCACATCACCCAGTCCGTCACCGTTGAGCCTTACGGGAGTAGCTGTTATACCGAGAAAGCGGGCTTTCGGAAATGCGTTATATATCTTTTTGTAAGTTGCGGCAAGACAGTGATGATTTTCGTCCGTTATGATAAGTGCCGGCGGAGAAATAGCCTCTGTCCGTCTTGCCGCAGTCTGTACCATCATCACATCACAAAGCGACATATCCACTCCCCAGCGGCAGAATGTGCGGACGATCTGATCTTTCAATTCTCTCCTGTGTATAAGGAACAGAACGTTGTTTTCTTTCAGCGTCGTCTGCTTTGCGATCTCCGCTGCAATGACGGACTTTCCGCCGCCGCAGGGGAGAACTATGCAGGGTGATCTGTAACCGTGACGGTAGCTGTCCCTGACGCGCTCGATAAGGTCATTCTGATACTGCCGCAGCGGCATTGTCCTCCGCCTCCTTGCGCTTCTTCACTTCTTTCGCCGTGCATCTGATACAGAGCTTGCGTCCGAATGCTTTCAGCGAGCCTTCGGCTATCTGCGCGACCGTCTTGTCCTTGTATGCCGTTATCGTGCATCCGCAGCCGGTGCAGCGCTCCGGTTCAACGCCGTTGTCGAGCCAGTCGTGGAGCTGACTGCCGAGCTCGGGAGTTATTATCCCCGAGAACGTGTCAAGAAAGGTTGTATCCTTGGAGACAACAGCCGTGTGATCCCTTGCTATATTCATGGCGATATCGAATTCATACTCCGTGTTGTCGCGCTGAACGGGTGCGAGGCCTATCTTTACGGGCTGCATTTTGCCTTTTTCGTTCTGTTCCATGGCGTATGCCATTTTCGCCCGCAGCGTGATTATCGTGTGAGCATTGACCGAAAGCAGGGTGTTGACAAGATTGTTCTGTATCTTTCCCGCCTCATCCCATGCCGTATATCCGTTCTTTCCCGCCTGTTTTTCTATTCCCGACTTTATGTCGAGAACTCCACCTTCGTTGTCCCAGGCATGAGAAAAGCTGTCGACTATGATAACGCCGTCGCTGCCGACAGCTTCCGCGCCTTCGAGAACATACGCCTTATATTTCTCGGGAGAATAAGGCGCGGTCATTGCCTGATAGAGAAAAGCGCCCGTAGGTGTCGGGAGATCGGTGCGGTTTGCATAGAATCTCCCGCGTTCGTGTTCGGTGTCGATAAGGGCAATTTTTCCCCAGTCGTTTGTTATGCCGTAGGCTATGTAAAGAGCTCCGAGAGTTTTTCCCGCTCCCGAAACACCCGTAAGAGCCATGCGGAGCTTTGATTTCTGTCTGCTGACAAGTTCATATCCCATTTTTGCTGTCCTCCTCAAAAACAGATTTCGGGATCCATTTTATCCATGTGTGACACGCGGAGCAGTACGCGCCTATATGGTACATTTCACCGCTGCGGAAATATCTGCGGGAAATATAATATTTGACGCATCCGCATTTCGGGCATTTAAGCCCTTCCACAGTTTCAAATCCCATGACCGCACCTCACTTTATAGTAACATAAGGCTTGCAGGTCATCATTGTGAGCCCTTCGGGGATAGCATCGGCGCCTGCCGATTTGATAAAACTCTTTATTGCATCCTTGCGGGGTTCGGGTTTCGCGTATTTCAGCAGATCATTATGATCGGTTGATTCAGCCCATGCTATAAAAGCATTTTCATCCGGTATTTCAAGTGATACACGTCCGTCGCTTCTTGATATGACCGCCCTCGGCATATCTATTTTCTTGAGATGAGCCGCTTCCATGCAGTTCATGAGATATTTTTTAAGGTACGCGGCGGTGTTTTCCTTGGCCTTGCGGCGGGCGCGGAGACGATCTTCCTCGGCTTTCATCTTTTCCGCAAGCGCGAGCTGTTCTTTTATGTAGACCGCGACATTTTCCGCCTTGACCTGAATATCCTCTTCCATTTCGTCAAGAGCCCTGAAGCGCTGTTCCAGCAGCCATTCGCGGTATGCGGGCGTTATAACTTCGCCGTCCTCGGTGATATATTCGCCGTCGGCATTTTTCTCCCATGTGGGATTGAGTACGGCGTCAAAAGCGTCGAGCTCGTTTTCAAATTCCTTTGTCATTTCATAAAGATTCACAAGGAGTCCCTCCTTTGTCACATCGCGGATTTTGCTGATGAATTGCTGTCAGTGCGAATCCGCGATTCTTCGCAGACAGCAATTTTGCATTATGATTTAATGAGTTTTGCAGTATAAAGAATATCCGCAAATTTCGAGTCTTTGCAATACTCGCACAGTTCGGCGAAGGTGTCGATATCGACCGGCAGGAAATACCCCTGCATCCGTCTTTCGCCGATATGTTCTTCAAGCTCTTTCACGCGGTTTTCGGAGTCCGCGAGCTTGTCCGTGAGGACATCTATTTTCGCCTGCATACCTTCCGTCCTGTCGCGCAGAAGCGCGTCGTTTGCCTTGTTGTTCTCCGCGATCTGCCTTTCGGCGGAGGTGGTGAACTGTGCGGATATCTCCGCGATACGGCGCTCGAATTCCTCGTTATTCAGTTCGCCCGTTTTCTTGTGGAGCTGTTCCTCGAGCCCGAGCTTTTCGTATTTCAGCTTTTGTATTTCCTCTTTCCGGGACATATAAGCGTTTTCGAGGGTGTCGTATTCGTGCTCAAGCTTTTTGTATTCTTCCGATTCTTTCGGGTCGGAAGGAACGGTCACGGTCTCGACGGGCTTATCGCGTAGATTTTTGTTTTCGAGTTCAAGTTCGCGTTTTTCCTCTTTGAGGTCGTCGAGTTCGTTTTCAAAGTAGTCGCGTTCATTGCGGATGTCGTCGCACTCGGTCATAAGTTCCTGATTTTCTTCGGAGAGCTTTTTGTTTTTGCCCGTGAGTTCGTCTATCTGCCGTTTAAGTTCCTTTACAGAGGTGTTTTCAAGGTCGGTGTTTTCGGTGATTTTATCCCGCTGTTCGTCTGTAAGAGTAGAAAGCAGTGAAAGCTTAGCTACACCAATTTGTTGAATCGATTCAACAAATTTCTCGGGCATTCGTTCAACTATATTGATGCACTTGTAAACCATTGAGCGTTCAAATCCCGTTTCTGTCTTGCAATACTCCTCAAAACTCTTGTACCCGAGTTCCTTGTAAAGCTTTTCATCGCGCATTATCTTAAAGCCCTTAGCCATCTGATAAAGCCCGTCCTCGACCATTTTCGCGCCGAGAACTATCTGCGCGTGAACGGTATAGGCGTATTTTGACGTGTCGGACATATAATTCCCGGGGGCTTCTTCTATCCGCGTTTCGCCGGTCTCCGCAAGCTTCAGAACCTCTTTAACTTTCGCAAGTGTTTTTTCTCCGAAATTGCGTGGATTGTGATTTGCTTCCATAGCATTTTTCAGATCCCCGAGCGTGGTCACTCCGGGGAAAGTCCTCTTTATCGCGTTGAACATACGGATATCAAAATCCGCATCGGCGATAAGCGTGTTCATATTCATTCATTGTGCTCCTCTCTATACCGTACGTGCGGCGCAGTCCCGAGATACCATTTTTCAAGCTCCGCCTTGTTCGCCTTTACCTTTTTGATACGTTCCGCGAGCATTTCAAGCTCGTTCGAGAGATTGTCTATCTCGCGGGCAATTGTAGCTCTTACTATGTCGGGAATTTCATCATGCCCGCAGGTGCTTACCTGCTTGACATTTTCCGCGGTATCTGCTATAATGGGAGTGTCAGTTATTAAAGCATCTGCTTTAATTTCAATTTCCTCTGTAGCGGTGGCCGCCGCTGCGGGGGATTTTTCTTTCATCTTGTTCCTCACTCTTGATACAGTTGAGGTGCTTACGCCGAGAATTTCGCAAATCTGAGGTATAGTCTTTCCCTCGGCGTTCATAAGTTCGATCTGCCTGATGACTTCGGGCGGTATTCTTTCTCCTCTGGGCATGTTATTCATTCCTTTCGTGTGATAGATACATTCTTCTGCGGGATAACATCTCGGTATTCCTGTGTCAAGCAGGAAGTGGCAGGCGTGTAATCCGCCGCCGCCGTTTAATGGTCGCCAGAACTTACAGCCTTTACAGCTTTCCGCCATTGCCGTCACCCTCTCTGAAATAAGTGTCGTAGTAGTCGCGGTCAAAACCCTCCGCAGTTACGCGCGGAACCTCTCTGATCTCCTCCTCGGGCGGGCTTATGATATCGAACCCGCTCACAATGAACAGATAGACAACGGCGGCATTCAGCATAATGATCGAAATACCGCTCATGAAGTCCATGGGGATCTCCCTCTCAAACATATCGGCAGCCATAAAAGCCATGATATAAGTACCTACCGCGCATATAACGCAGGTGATCTTTCTCAGGGTGTTGTTAAATCTCTTTTTCATTGTTATCTTCCTTTCTGTAACTCAATGAATTTCTTATAAGCTCCGCGAATATCTCCGCGAGAAAGTCGGTCTCGGCTTCGCTGACGGGACTGCTTTTTATCTCATGTCTGCGGAAG